CAAGATGCCGCCGATATGCAGGCAAAGATTCAGGCCGTTAAGCAGAAGTATCCGAAGGCATGAAACTTACCCGTGAACACATGGGCAAGATTGTCCGGTTTGATGTTCTGACTTTGCCGGAAATCCCTGATGGGGAGTTCCGCATGGGCGACATCTTGGTCTTGTTCAACAATACGGACGAGTTCACCACCTTGATGTCCAAGGTTGTCAATTCTTTCCGTTCGGGCATGGCTGCTCGAAAGCAAGCGTTTGAGGTTCCGCCGAGGGCGTTGATCAACATCATCTTCGTGGCTGACGATACTTTGGTTGTAACTGTGGGGACATAACATGGCAGGCATCGTTCTGGCGTTTGTGGGTGGTTCTTATGGGCCCGCGCCTGTTGCCGTCGTGACTGACGGCTCTTTTTCTGGAGCGCCCATCATGTCTACGCCGTTTGCGGGGTAATCATGAGCGTGGAGATCGATCCTGTTCGCTATGGAGTCCTGTGGCAGAAGGTACAAGACTACGAGCGTCGCTTCGATGACATGAGCAAGAAGATGGACAAGATGGAACACCAGTTGGATCAACTTGTCGGCCTAGCCAATCAAGGCAAAGGCGGCTTCTGGGCCGGTATGGCCTTGGTTTCCGCAGTCTCTTCGATCATTGGCTACTTCTCAAACTTCTTCCATAGGGGTGGATGATGGCATGGTCAGACGTACTCAAAGCAGTCATTCCAATCGTGGTGGCCGCACTGGCGTGGCTACTGGGGCAGGTTGCATCCTTCTCTGAGCGTCTGACCAAGATCGAGGGGCAGATGCCCGCGCTCATCACCAAGGAAGGCGTCCCGACTGATAGCCCCATCAGCGCAGAGCGAAGGGCCATCATGAAGGAACAAATCTACAAGGACATCAACGATCTTCAGGTCAAGGTCAAACTCCTTGAAGAGCGCGAGAAGTTCTTGAAGGGGAACAAGTGATGTTGGAACTACTCAGTGGCGGCATCTTCGGCTCCCTTCTTGGGGGCATTTTTCGTCTTGCGCCAGAGGTTTTGAAGTTCTTTGACAAGAAGAACGAGCGCAACCACGAACTCTTGATGTTCCAACGCCAGTGCGATCTGGAGCAAATCCGGGGGCAGCAGAAACTGGCCGAGATCGGCGCAGCGCGGGACGCGGCCATTGATGTGGGGGTCATGGATGCGTTTAACGCCGCCATCAACCAGCAGGCTGAGATGGCAAAGGCAGCAGGCGGGTGGGCGGCATCCCTGAGCGCCTCGGTGCGCCCGGTAGTCACATACTGGGTAATTGCCCTGTGGTCCTTTGTCCATCTCTGGTACGCATGGAATGCCTGGACCAACGGTGCTCCGCCCAAGGAAGTCTTTATGACCATGATGACGGCGGATTTCATGGCCTTGGTGTCGGGCACCATCAACTACTGGTTCCTCGACCGTACCCTGAAGCAGCGTGGCCTATGAACCTCGACCTCGCAGCAGAACTCTGCCGCAGGTTTGAGGGGTTTAGGAGTAAACCCTACCTGTGCCCCGCAGGTATCGCCACCATTGGGTACGGATCGACCTATTACGCTGACGGGCGGAAGGTGCAGTTGACCGACCCGCCGATGACCACGGAAGAGGCCGACGCCCTTTTGATGGCGGAGTTGCAGCATACCTACGCGCCCGGTGTTCTGCGCCTGTGCCCGATACTGGCTACAGAGCCTGCCAAATTTAACGCCGTCGTGGACTTCTGCTACAACCTGGGCGTTGGGCGCTTGCAAACCTCGACGTTGCGAAGGAAAATCAACGCCCAAGACTGGGATGCGGCCAAGGAGCAGTTGATGCTCTGGACTAGAGGCGGCGGCAAGGTACTCCCGGGCCTCGTTAAACGCCGCCAAGCCGAATGTGCTTTGATGGACTAGCCCATGCCGCTGAAGAAACTCACTCTCAAGCCCGGTGTAAACAAAGAAAACACCCGCTATACCAACGAGAACGGTTGGTATGAGTGCGACAAGGTGCGCTTCCGCCAAGGAACTCCCGAGAAGATTGGTGGGTGGACCCGCATCTCGGCCAATACTTTCCTGGGTGTCTGCCGCTCCCTTTGGAATTGGGTGACCTTGGGCAATCTGAACTTGATTGCGCTTGGCACCAACCTCAAGTTTTACATCGCCCGTGGTGGCGCGTACTTTGACGTCACGCCGATTCGCGCAACGGTCACGATCAACAACAACCCCTTTGCGCTGACCGCCTCGACCACGGTCACGGTCACGGACACGGCTCATGGCTGTGTCACAGGCGACTTCGTGACCTTCAGCGGTGCTACGGATATTGGCGGGGTTGGCACCAACGTGACTGCTGCCGTCCTGAACCAAGAGTTTCAGGTCACGGTTTTGACCGTTGATACCTACACCATCACGATCTCTGTGGTGCCTAACGCCACAGCCATCGCCGGTTCTCCGGGTGGTGGTGCGGCAGTTGTTGCCGCGTATCAGTTAAACACCGGATCGGCCACGGCCATTCCTCTTACGGGATGGGGGGCCGGTGCGTGGAGCGCGGGGGCGTGGGGTGTTGGCGGAACCTCCAACACATCCATCCAGTTGTGGAGCCAGAAGAACTGGGGCGAGGACTTGGTGTTTGGGCCTCGCGGTGGCGGCATGTACTACTGGGATGCCACGACCGGTGTAAACACCCGTGGAGTTGATCTCTCCACTGTGTCCGGGGCCAACGGCGTGCCGACCAAGCAGAATTTGGTCTTCGTGTCTGACATCAATCGCTTTGTATTTGCTTTCGGGTGCAACGAGATCGGGTCGTCTGTGCTCGACCCCATGCTGATTCGGTGGTCGGATCAGGAGAGCGCAGTTGACTGGACCCCGGCAGCGACTAATCAGGCAGGCAGTCTTCGTCTTTCTGACGGCAGCGAGATCATTGCAGCCATCCAAGCCCGTCAGGAAATCGTGGTCTTCACGGACTCTGCCGTTTACTCCTTGCAGTATCTCGGCGCACCAGAGGTTTGGGGTGCTCAGACTTTGGGCAGCAACATCTCGATCCTCAGTCCAAATGCCCTGGCCATCGGTTCCGGCGTGATCTACTGGATGGGGGTGGACAAGTTCTACGCCTACGACGGTCGTATTCAGACTTTGCCAAGTGACCTGCGTCGCCATGTGTTCGGAGACTTTAATCAGTCTCAGGCGGCTCAGGTCTTCGCGGGAACGAATGAAGGCTTCAATGAGGTCTGGTGGTTCTACTGTTCGGCCAACTCTATGGACATCGACAGGTACGTTGTTTACAACTACCTTGAGAAGATTTGGTACTACGGCACGATGGCCCGGACGGCATGGCTTGACTCGGGCTTGCAAGACTATCCCATCGCCGCGACGTACCTGGGCAACATCGTGGAGCACGAGAACGGCGTAGATGACAACGCCACCGGGACTCCGACGGCCATCAATGCCTACATCGAATCTGCCGAGTTTGACATTGAAGACGGACAGAACTTCGGCTTCATCTGGCGCATGGTGCCGGACGTGACGTTTGTGGGTTCGACGGCCAACAATCCATCGCTGACCATGACGCTCATCCCCATGAAGGGGTCGGGCTCCGGGTTTAACGTGCCTCAATCCTTGGGTGGGTCAAGTAGCGCAGCGGTTACACGCACGGCCACAGTGCCGATTGAGCAGTTCACCAACATCGTTTACATCCGGGTGCGCGGGCGTCAATTGATTATGAAGGCCCAGTCTGATGCCCTTGGCGTGGCATGGCAGTTGGGCTCGCCCCGTATCGACGTTCGGATGGATGGCCGCAGATGACACTGCTCGTCGAAAATGTCACCGTTCCTGCGCCGCCCAATCTGCCTCTGGCACCTGGGGATTACGACTCTCGGTATCAGGAGCAGTTCAACAACGTCCTGCGTCTGTACTTCAATCGTTTAGACGCAATACTGAGGGGTCTCGTGACTACAACCCTGCCCATCCCAATCTCTATTGGCGGCACCAATACGGATGCCTTTGGGCGGCTGCGGGTCAGTCAGCCCTATACGCTCTTTGACTCTCAGCAACGTTACGCTGCGGACAACCAGTTCGACACAAGCACGGTCAACGGCGCATCCACCACGTTCCTGACTAACGAGTCTACGGTGCAGATGTCGGTGGCAGCGACCACCAACTCACAGGCAGTCCGGCAGACGTTCCGCTCCATGTCCTATCAACCGGGCAAGGGTCTGTTGGTGCTTGCCACCTTCGCCATGAACACGCCCACAGCCAACATCCGGCAGCGTGTGGGGTACTTCAACACCCAAAACGGCGTGTTCTTTGAGGCCAACGGTACAACGCTGTCGATGGTCATGCGTTCTGATTCTCTGCCCACGCCGGGAACGCCCAGCGACATCCGCTCGATTCCTCAGTCCGCCTGGAACGGCGACAAGTTGGACGGTACTGGGGCATCAGGCTACACGCTCGACCCAAGCAAGACGCAGATTTTTTGGTGTGACTTTGAGTGGTTGGGTGTTGGTTCGGTGCGTACCGGGTTCGTGATCAACGGGCAGTACATCGTCTGCCACACGTTTACCAACGCCAATGAGATTGGTTCGGTCTACATGACCACGGCCATCCTGCCGGTGCGCTACGAGATCACCAATCTGTCGAACGCCGTCACCGCGAGCATGAAGCAGATTTGCTCGACGGTCATCTCTGAGGGTGGCTACGAGCAGTATTCCCCGAGCCATTTGGCGCGGCGCACGACCAAACTTGGCAGTATCGGGCTGACGTTCTTGCCGGTTGTGTCGATCCGCCTAGCCTCAACGGCGCTTGGCGCGGTGGTACTTCCGGGCCGGATGCAACTGCTACCTATTGCAAGCCAAGAGTACGAGGTCGGTCTGTTTTTCAACGCGACGTTGACGGGCGCTTCTTGGTCTGCCGTTCCAACGGATTCCAACGTGCAGATGGATACCTCTGCCACGGCCATGACGGGTGGCACCCTGGTGCAGACGGACTATGTATCCTCAAGCGGCTCGGGCGGCACGCAGCCTTTGGTTGACCCCGCCGGTTACAACTGGGCCTTGCAGTTGGGGGTGTCCTTGGCCGGAGCCAGTGATGTCTTGACGCTTGCCATCCGCACGGTGGATTCTGCAACTCCGCAAGGTGAGTGCTACGGCACCATCGCTTTCTGGGACTTAACTCAATAAGATTATGACAATCAATCTATTCCA